ATCCTCCGGGAGGTGGCATGCGCTACTTATATGCTGACAAGTTTGGGTATACGAGGACCATGCGAGATGCGACGGTCAAACAATTGTCTGAAGAGTTGGCCGCGATGATCTCACATGCGAACGCCCAAGCGACGGCTATGGGTTTGAACAAGTTCACGTTCCAATTGGCCTGTCTGCGGTTAGGTGCTACCATCTTTCACTTGAGGATGGCAGTTAACCAACGCAAACAAGGTTGGTTAAAGGCAATGACCTCGCACGTGAAGTTCAATTTGTTGGCTGGTGTGGCCGCTACGATGCACTTCCACCCCGTGGTGCAGCAAACTCGCCTTCGGTCTTTGACCGCGTCCGTGGCGACTGCCGCTGTGATGGGGTTGGCCGGTTGGCGACTGTCAGGACCGGGTGAAGAGGAGGGCCTATGAAATAGCTTCTGGGAAGAGTACTTCGAGTCACGATCTAATATGATATTGGACCCGAATTTACCTATAGGAGTGTTTTATGGCTGTCCCGGTCTGACACGGACTCGCGTGCTTAGCACACCCGCGATGTTGGCAGATAAGGCGTCGTTTTGCCCCGAACCGGAACGGGGGGTGTTGCAGTGTTTGTCGCGAACTGATGATCTTGAGCTATCGTTAGCTGAAGCTGTGGACCAGTATCGAACTTTCGATTTGGATACCATGGATGATAGCACAGGTATTCATTTTATTATCGCGACCACTGGGTGCCTCTTCGCTCCTCACAAGTGCGGGGCTGCATTGGCGGCTGTGGCATGTCGCACCCATGCCGATCCCCATGTGGCCTCCGTGGCTCAGTTATTTCGTGAAAATGCTGAAGCTAGAGAAGACTTGCTGAGGGTATTGTTCCCGCATCGCTTAGTGGTGTGGGACGACGCGTTTGTGTCAGCGCCCGCGGCAAAACAAGTGTGGGAGCGGTACGTCTTGGCGCGATGGAAAGTAATTTCCGATGCCATGTGCGGGAGTGGTTATTGGGCTTTGCCTCCAGACGCTATTTTAGTTACGCGAGAGGAAGCGATCGAAGCCCAAGCTGGCGAGAAACGGCGCGTGTTGGCCCGTTCATTCATCGAGTTGGATGCTTTGGGCATGCCGTATGCTCAGCGTATGGTAAAACGTAAGACTATCATGCCTAAGCTCGATGAAGTTCTCGCCCCCAAGCTCGCTAAAACGCCTCTCGGCTTGCTGCCCGGTCTCAAGCCACGTGCCATCATCGTAGCCCCTCCAGTTGTACACGCAATCACCACGCAGGCGTTGCGCCAAGTCAGCCTGAGCATGAAAGCCTGGAATGAAACCGCCTTAGGCACGCCCTATTTGACTATCAATGGTTACAAGGTAGAATTGCTGTTTGGTAGTGGTCGGTCACCAGATGAAATGAACCGTTTATTTGACCACTTAGCCCAGCGCGCACTCACACCTACGCCTAAATTAGTCACTGTGGCGGCGTGCGGCGATGATTCCTTAGTTGTTCATGGCGACTGGGAGCCAGCTGCCAATGCTCTTGAAAGCGACATTAAGCAGTGTGACCAAGCTCACACAAGCGGATCGCTGAGCTATATTGGCGCAGGTTTACGGCAACATCACGACGATCCTGCACCGTTGGAGTCCGATCAACTCGGTTATGTCGCAGAGTTTTTCCATGAGCAGTGCCAAGGAGCCTATCAAGTCGAGCAATTTCGCAAGGACAGCGCCTTAGTGAAGCGCGAACCACTGTACCTTGTAGGGAAAATGCCGCTTCAGCTCTCAACAGGATGCACTGCCACTACCGTTGCTAATACCAGCGCGGTCTCTGCGGCTATTATCCACGCGTTGGTTCTAGAGGAGTGTCGTGATCGTGAGTCGTTCGATCGAGCAGTTTTGCGGTCTGGGTTTACAGTGAAATCTAAGACGTGTCATATCTATGACGCAACGTTTTTGAAATCCATGATCGTGCCGTTAGATAATGCTACGACTCATATTGCTGTGCCGCTTGCGAGCTGGATTGTGAAGCTCGGTAAAATGTTGACCAATCCCCACGAACTTTATTCACATGTAGCCCCCGAGAAGCGTTTGTATTTTTGCGCTTATGCTCTAGGGTCGGGTTTGAAGATCCCACTCTGGTTCCCTATCTTGGGGGTGTTCGTGCGTAAGTTGTTGGAACTTGGTATTAAACATGAGATCACGCCGGCGATTGCGAATAAAATTAACCAAGGGTTTTACCGGATGCAAATGTATTCCTTTGAAGCGACTCCATCGGCTCGGGAGCACGTCTTGGAGCGAATGTGTATACGGTATTCCCTTACGACCGACCAAATTTTGGAAGCTGAACAACTCTTGGAACAAGTGTCTCAGCTGCCTGCGATGGTCAGTCATCCGGTCTTTGTGGTTTTGGCCTGCTTGGATTATGGTGATGCGGAATATTTGGAGTATTGCGAGGGGTTTTGCAAAATTGCCCGTACTTCTGTATCATCTTTATGAACCCTAAGTCAACTAAAACCATCGTTGCTAAGCCTGCGCCTAAGGTATCAATCAAAGTCGCACCTAAAGTAACCCCGTCTAAGCGCCCTGCTACTGCGAAGCCAGCGGTCGCCGCTGTGAAGCCCGTCGTTCCAGCGACCAAGCCCAAGAAGCCTAAGAAGCCTATTGTGTTGGCCTACCAAACAACCCAGTTACCGAAGAAGCCTGTGGTCAAAGCCCCCGTCGTTGCCAAACCTCGTCGTCGGCAGCGAGCTGCTTGGGAAGCTGTCCATGCGGATACTGCCTTCTCGCCATTTATGGCTCGTGTACCTGGCGTGGGTTACATGCCTACAGCCCGGCCCTTGGGAGCTTACACCTCGAAAGCGGCTGCCACCCAGCTGCA